CCATATCTTGGGAAACAAAGATATGCACCATCATAATCACCATCTCTAAAACAATTCATAGTAGTAAGCCCTGCGTCTAAATCTCCACTATCAACATGGGCAGACATTGCTTTAGACTGTCCAATGTGATATCTATTTGCAGAGAAAGTGGTAAACATACCAAGTCTATGCTCAGGTTTGACAAATGTTTCAATCCATGTTTTTTGTCGTTCATAAACTTCTGGTATTCCTTTTTTAAATGCTACCTCATTCCATTTTGATATTTCTTTAAATCTTTCCCATTTTTCAGGATTGTCTTTACACCAACCAGAGGAATCAATTTTACCAGTAAATCTTCCTCTTTTATATCCAATCATAACTGAACTGATTTCATTACAATATGCAATTCTACCCCAATCACCAGATTTTGTTTTAACAAAATAAGAATTTGGTGTTCTGAGTTTATAATCAACACCCTCTTTTAAACCTTTTGCTTCCATTTCCTCTTTTATAATTGGCCCAGCACAGTTTGCTCTCATAACAGAAACATCTGAAATACTTTTTAACATTTCTTTTATAGAGTCGTCTGGATACACATTAGTCACTACAACAGCTAAAGGAACATACCCACCATCAACAGTTTTAAAAGGTTTGTATATTTTTACATCTTCATCTTTTACAGTGACTACTTCGTCAAAAGAGTTATCATCAAGAAACTTACCATTCCATTTTTGATAAGTTTCTTTTTTTCCTAAATCTTTTTTTGTTATGTGTTCATGCATATTATTTCTCCTATGCAGTATATGTAGACTCTGGCTCTAACGCAATCCAATAATCAACATTCTTTCCTTTACCACTAAAGTGTGAAATGTTTTTAGATGATATCTCAACATCATATTCGTTATCCATCATCTTAAGATTTTCTGTCTTAAAATAAAACTTAAAACTACCATCACCATTTGTAGTAATATCAGTAGAGTAATTATTTGCAGTATCGTTTTTCTTATCTTTTGCAGTTAAGAAAGTTCCACTACCATTTTTCTCAAGAACTAAATCAGGAGCTCCTATTACACCAGCTGCTCTTTTAATCTTTGATAACTCACTACTACTCATTGTAAATGTTACTTCTTTTGAAGGCATGGTAATCATTTTTGATGGTGATGTTACCACAGATGGGTCTGAATAATAATACTTCAAAGAATTTTTAGTATTATTTTCTTCAGTAATTAATACATGATTATCTTGGAAATCTAGTATTGGACTTTTAAATAAAGATAGAGCTGCAAGAAATTCATTTAAATCATAGATTGCAATTTCTTTTGCAAAATCTTCTTCTACTTCTGCTTTTGCAATAATGTTTTTCATTGCAGACATTGTAGTTAAAGTCTTACCTTGTTTAATTACCAAGTTTTGATTAATTGATGCAAAGTTCTTTAAAACTGATATTGTGTGTTCACTTAGTTTCATTATCATTCTCCATATTATTAATGTGTAGTGCAATTATACCATAGTGTAAGACTTTTAGCAAGTCTTTTCTATTCTTTCCACCTTTTTTTCCATATCGCTGTGCATACTTCATAATGTTACCAATACAGAAACCCTCTCCATGCCCAGAGTCTATAATAAACTCTGTGGCTTGAAATTTGTTACGACTATAATGTTGCTCATATGTTTCGTCAATATATTTTTTTAATTCTGATAGAACATTATCTTCACTATATTTGTATGATATATTTTTCTTTCTTCTAATCATAATTAACCTTTACTATATTGAACAGTATATTTTAAAGATAATATTCTAAGATTATCATCTCCACTAAATGGTATTGGCTGCCAACGCACCCAAGATGGAAATACAACAAATCTGCCAATCATCGGTGTAACTAACTTATCTTGTTTTGGTTTAGTTAGTAGAACATCAGACATTGTGTTACTACCCCAATTGAAATATATTTTTCCATCATAACTGTTCACATTTTTTTCACTCGCACTTGATGGTACTTTTAAAAATAATAAAGAGCTAATTAATATTTCTCTTTTAGAAAAATCTGTATCACCATCTATAGGGTGAGTATATGTTTTTTCATTTAGTTCCATAATTTTTATTTCAGAACAGTCAACTGGTATACTCACTAACTGGTCACCTTGAAGTGATAAAGGTATTTGGTCAGAATATAACGACAAATATGTTTGAGTTGCATTTTTAAAAATGTTTGTTAATGCTTTTGGAACATCATCATCTTTTTGAATTATTTTATTAGCATCAAAATATTGATTAGCTTCATCAACAAAGTTTAAAGGTAGTTGCCCATGCACAAAAGAAAATTGTTTTATATGCTCAAATCTTAAATCAATTTCTGGTTTAGGTGTATCATCTTCTTTAACTTCTTCTTCTTTTTTATTCACATCAAAAGTATTTTTCATTTTTTTATCTCCATTGTTAAATATGTTCTATAGTAATGTTACCAGCAATAACCACTCTTTTTTCATCAATTAAACTTTTTGGAACAGAGTGATGAGTGTTTGCTGGAAATAGTAAAAGTAAATCATCAGACGGAAAAACTTCATCAACATAGTCTGGATATCTTGCAACTGATTTACCATTTTGAACAACTGTATCGTGAAATCTTAAAGGTGATGAGCCTACTGGTGCAAAAGGATAATAAGTAAAAGCCCAAAGATATGGGTGATGGTGATGTGGTTTTGCATAATCATCTTTTCCATATATACTACCCCAACACTCTTTTACTTCGTGTTTAATTGGAACTTTTAAAACAGAATACATAAGTTTATTTTCAATTGTTTTTGCAAGTTTTTTAAACTCGTAAACTTCATCATGTAAATGCCACTTAGTGTGGTGAGCATGAATATTAGTAAAATATAATCCCTCTTGTTTATCTGACCAAGAGTTATCTTTTTTTATAATCTGAAGTAATCTTTTTCTTTCCTCTAAAGATAAATTTAGATAAGATTTGTAGTATATCTTTTTTTCTAAATTTTCTATATTTGAAAAACTTTTAAGAGTTAGTTTATTGCTGTTTTTTTCCAAGTCCACCACCGCCTCCATAACGAAATGAGTTTTTCTTAAAAACATTTTTAACTTTGTCTTGCTCTTCTTTTGATAATTCTTTAAATTTAAATCCCATATCTGGTGAATATAAATTACAATTTGCAGAAAAAGTTCTTCTTTCTCCCTCGCCATGAAAAGGCATGACTGCGTGTTTCAACCAGTTTGGAAATATAAGTAATGTTCCAACTTTTGGTTTAACAAATTCTTCACCAGCTAAATATAATGCTCTAGTATCAGACTTATTTAAATTACTCCAATTGAAATATGTAAATCCGTCTACATTACCACTTGCATCATTAAAAAATATTCTACCATCACTATCTGGCTCTGGTATATCTTCAATACATTTTGGAACTTTTAAATACATAATCATAGACAAACCACCAGGCGTTTTAACACCATGATCGTGTAATGGATTATAATCACCAGCATAGCTATGAACTGTCCATGCTTCAAAAATATCTGGGTGGGTATCACTATGCCCTATCGTATTTAAATATTGACTGCAACATTTATCTAAAAGTTCTTTAACTATCTTTCCAGTGTCATTATTAAAAATATCAAAGTCTAGCTGTGCAGATTTTTTATCTTGACGAATTTGTCCAACTAAACCTTTAGTGTAACTATTCTTTACTGTTGCATTACCAGCTACTTCTCCAAAGTTAGGATCATGTGGTATTACATCTTCATCAATATATTTGTTCATCATATCAACAAAATTTGTAGGCAACTCTGCTTTAAATGTGTAAGTTAGTATTCTCGGTATTACTTGTGTTTTTATATCAAAATGTGAATCCATAATTAAATTCCCTATTTGGTATCTCTGTTAATTTTAAATTCAGTTTTAAAGTTAGCAGATAATGTTCTTCGTTCACCATCTCCATAAAATGGCATTACTTGATGTTTTAACCAGCAAGGAAATACTAAAAATTTTCCTACCTCTGGTTTAACAAATTTATCTTGTTTTGGCCTTAAGGTTAAATAATCAGCAGATGTATTTGTTCCCCATACAAAATGAGTAGATCCATCTGTTACACCACTATTTTCATAAAAGTAATTACTTGATTCGTCTATTTCCTCAATTTGTGGTGGAACTTTACAATATAATATGCAAGAAAAAGACATAACTTTTTTATCATAACTCACATCATGGTCATGTAAAGGATTATAATCACCAGAGTAACTATGCACTGTCCAAATTGAAAAACACTCCACAGGTATTTTATCGTATTGGTCTTCTGGCAATGGAAAAGTTCCAATGTTTTGTAGAAGGCGTTTACCAGCAACTCCTAATATTTGCATAAGAGATTGCACGACTGGTGCTTTTTTATCAAGGTCTAACTGTGCAGACAATTCGTGTTGTTTTATTTGTCCAACTAAGTGGTTTGAATAATCTCTTGCTTTAGCTCTATTTTCATCAATATATGAGTTTAATTCTTCCATATAATTTAATGGAAGTTTACCCTCAATCATAGTTACAGCTGGCATACTAACTGTTTTTAAATTAAATGCATCATTTTTACTTGGTTTACTTAAACTCATATTATAATCTCCTAAACTTTTACACCCCATTTTTTTGCTAGTTCTTCTTTTGAAATAGAGCCTTGTTGGTCTACTTCTTTTTTATGTTCTTCATATGCTTCAACATCATCATCAGTTATCGTATTTTTTGATTCAAGTAATTTTATCTGATTCATATTATCTTCAAGAATATTATCAACTAGCATTGGTATTTCATTTAATACCATTTTCATAGCCTGTCCACTTTTCATCATAGAGTCTATTTTTTCTTCCATCTCTACTTGAAGTAATGCTTTTGCAACAGATGGACTCATTTTATTATCCTCTAATAATGGAAGTTTGTTTTGTAAAAAATCATCTATTTTATTTTTATATTCTATTTCAAGAAGTGCTTTAGCAGTTTTTTCAATTCTTCTTTTTTTCTCTTGTAACTTTTCTACTATCGCATCTTTTTGTCTGCGTTTTTCAGTTGCCTCTTGAACTTCTTTAATTAGTTCTGGGTCACTTGAACTTTTAGTAAAAGCCATAAAATCAATCTCCTAAAAATAACAATCATTATATAATAAAAAAGGGATTGATGTCAACCCCTTTTTCACATTTTCCAAAAATTATTTTATATCAATAAGTCTTGGTTTTTTTTCTTCAGGAATAACTTGTTCTAAATGAATATTCAGAAGTCCATTCTCAAGTTTCGCATCATTTACTACAATGTCATCAGCAAGTGTAAACTTGCGAACAAATTTACGATACGAAATGCCACGATGCACAATAGAATCATCTGCATCATTTTCTTTTACAGAACGAACAGTAAGTGTTCCATTCGCAACTTCAATTTCAACATCTTTCTTACCAAAACCAGCAAGAGCCATTTCTATAACATAATTATAATCACCATCTTTGCGAATGTTATATGGTGGGAAGCCTGTAGAAGATAGGTTATTTGATGTATAGTCTGTTAATCTATCAAAGACTCTATCAAAGCCTACAGCGTATGGTGTGAGTTGATTGAAATTATCAAATAATGTAAGTGCTTTTGTATTCATAAGTTTTCTCCTTTATTAAGCAAGATTAAAAAAAAGTGAACCCTTTCGGCGTTCACTCTTATTTATACAAAAAGTGCGATTTAACTCGCACTTTTCATAATTATTTACAAATTAATTATTATCAGCATTATCCTCTGTGTCGTTTTCTTCTAGTGGATTAACACCAGCATCAATCTTGGTATATAAATCCATGAAAGACTCTTTTGTGTCATCATCAAATCTTGCAACACACAATTCAATAGACTTCATTTTATCACCAAAGATTGCATAAGCCTTAGCAATGTGGTCAAGTCGTCTAGTTGAAATCAACTCATCAACTCCACCATCAAAAAATGTCTTACGAATTACCTCTGTCCAAGTAACTAAATTGTCTGCAAAGTCCTCATCAACTTTACCATACTTTGACATAGAACCTAAAACAATTTTTTTCTCAACAGTAGTAGATGGATAAGGCTGCTCAATCGTAATCGCAAATCTCTCAAGAAATGCCTCGTTAAGAATATTAGTTCCAATAAATCTACCATCTTCAGAACCTTTACCTTTAGTGTTTGCAGTAGCAATCACATTAAAACCATCTTTAGGAGTAACCCACTTATTTACTTTTTTAAGGTAAACACCCTTACCCTCAAGAACAGGCTGAAGTGAAAGTAATTTGTTAGATCCTAAATCACACTCATCAAGAAGAAGTGTGCAACCTCTTTCCATTGCCTCAATGACTGGGCCTGGAACAAATTTAGTTTCACCATTAACAAGTCTAAACCCACCAAGCAAATCGTCCTCATCAGTTTCAATAGTGATGTTAACTCTAATCAACTCTTTTTTCATTTGTGCGTGAATTTGTTCTACCATCAAAGTTTTACCATTACCTGATAAACCAGTAATGAAAACTGGATAAAACATTTTAGATTGAATAATCTTTTTTAGTGTTGAGTGATGACCCCAAGAAACGAATCCGTCAAAAACACTAGGAATTAAATTTTGATTTTCCATGTTTGTACCCATAACTAAATTAACAGCAGTCTGAACTGGTGTTTCAACTTGTGGAACTACTGGAGCTGGAGTAGAAACTTTTTTAGGTTTGCTCACTTTTGAAACTAAAACTTCAGATGGTAATTTAAAACTACCATTCTCCAAAACTTGAATTTTTGATGTTTGATAAATGTGTCCAATACCAATCGCTCTCTTAATTTTTTTAAGAATAGACTTGACTTGATTTTCGTTAATGGTAGAACCAGAACCATATTCTGAAACTGCCTCTGAAATAAAATGTTCTATTGCTTTCATAAAAACCTCATAATGTAGTTAAAATCAATTTATAATATAATTGTAATCTAAAATGGTAGCTGTGTCAATAGTTTTTTTAAAAAAAGATTTGTTTAAAATCAATGACTTACGCAACCATTTTAACAAATTTGTTAAGAACTGGTCTGTTTAGCAACTTACCATTATTCATTTTACTAAATGCTCTCTTAATCTCAGCCTTACTTGCACCAGCTTCAACATTTAAATCAGAGTTCAACTCTAATTTTTTAGTGCCTGGTAAAATGTAAAACTCATCATAACCTTTGGATTTTGCAACAAGAACATTTTCTTTTTTAAGAATATTTCTTAACTCTTTAAACTTTTCAGTTTCATAACAATTGATATCAAACTTTTCTTCAAGAACTCTTTGGTCTATTCTACCACTTTTGCCTGTTCCAGCAATGAAGAATCCAACAATATTCATACTAGGAACTCTTTTCTTTAGCAAAGACAAAAGCATAGGTGTTTGATAATCATAACCATAATGGCCCTTTACTTTTTTAGGGAAGGCTCTGTTATTTGTAGCACTATCAGTTATTACATATTTAGTGTCACCCCTAACATAATAACTTTCACTATATATTTTAACACCATTAAAGTTTTCCTCTTTCACATGGCGGTAATACCTATGTAAACGATTACCATGCCCATCAGTTAAAAATACTGTGTTAACTTTTTCTACACCAGTATCTTTTTTAAAATTAGGAACAATATCTAAAGCACAAATAATTGCCTCGTTTAGTGGTGTTGATCCTAAATGAAGTTCATGTGGTATTGATGGTGGCCAGTAACCTAAATTTCTACAAGTTTGTCTATCGTACGCAAAACATATTTTTAGCATATGTTTCATCATTTTAGATTGGTCTTTCTTTTTCATTTTACTTGACAGAAAATTGAGTAACCTAAGATTAGATATATCTAATTCACCATGATTAGCTGACTGAACTTTTTCTTGCATTTCCTCATCAGCTCTACAATCTATCCTATTCCAATTACTAGTAAAAGCATAAACCTCAAATGGAATCTTAACACGATTGCAAAACCATACAAGGTTAAATAATTGTTTCATAGTGCCTGCGAGATTTTCTGCCATTGAACCTGACCAATCTAAAAACATAACCATACCATGATTAGTTGCACCAGGCAAGTTAGTTACTTTTGCAAACAAATCATCATTGAATTTATAAGTATGTAATTTACTCATATCAAGTGAGCCTGTTTTAGAAACTGAAGCACGAGCATATTGACTTGCAGCCTTCTTCATTTCAAATTCTTTAACTAAATAAGAAACTACTTTTTTACTTGAATTTTCTACTTTAGAAAACTCATCATCAATGACACTATCCCAAACACTACTATCATCAATATTACTAGAAGCTGCACTAAAAATTTTATCAGATGAAATAATTATCTTATCTAAATTAATTTTTGGTGTTTTAAGATAAGTTCTATCTTCAGCATTTTTATCTCGTAGTCCATCAAGTGATTTACTGTAAGTGTTATCTGTTTTAGCAACTATTGGTTTATTATCATAACTATCACTACCATACTTACCATTACTTTTTACCTCAACTTTTTCTTCTTCAGATTCTGAAACAGTTTCGTCTTGAGTAATTTTGTTTAATCTCTCATCAATGTCTTTTTCTTCTGTTTCATTTTGTGAGTCATCAGAATTATTAGAATCATTTTGAGATTGTGTTTTTATTTCAACTTTTTCAGTATCGCCTTCTTCATTACCTTGCTGTGGAGCATAAGAAGGCTGTTGCTCTTGTTCTTGAGATTCTTCCTCTTGACTTTGATAGTCATATAATTCTTCTGCAAGATTTAAAACATCATCAGGTGTTTTAGTGTTTGCAACTCTATCAACCCATACTTGCTCGTCATTTGAAAAAGGAACATTAGGAACATTTTTAAAGTAAAGATTAATTCTATCAATCAATCCTAACTTTGAAATATCTTTTCCCTTTATGTCAAAGAAATCTTTTGCGTCTAATTCAGTATAACCTTTTTTGAAAGAATATTTTGAGCCAAGATACTTGTTTTGAATTAATCTCTCAATACGAGCATCTTCAATCACATTAACAAAACTAAATTCAATCTTGCGTTCTTTTGCCTCTTTTAGCATTGACAATGGTGTATATAACGCATGACCTACTTCATGTAGTGTTAACATATCTTGAACTGGTTTGGACATATCTTTCCAAATAGGTAAAACTAATTCTCTAGTTTCTACATTGAAAGAAGCAGTTTCTACTTGTTTATGAATAACAAATAAATCTTCTTCAGCAAGTAATTTTGCGAGAGTAGAATTATCTTTCATAGTTTTTGCCTTATTTGTTAGTGATATGGTAATTATGGACTATTACTATATATTTGTCAAGTGATTTTACACAAAAAGACAAAAAAAGAATTGTTTAAAATCAAGGACTTACTGTAAACCCTTGATTTTCTTGATATTTTTCTGCTCGTTTTTTAACCTTTTTAAGTCTTTTTAGAGCCATATTGAGTTTTAAATTGCTTACTTTTTGTGTAAAATCTGTGCCTTCCATATGGTCATATTCATGCTGGAATACTCTACACTCTAAACCAAACATTGCTTTTTTGTGCAATTCACCTTTTTCATCTTCATAAGAAACTTCAATTCCATCAGGTCTACTTACCTTTAACCACAAGCCTGGATAGGATAAACACCCCTCGTCCATTACAGTTTTTTTGTTTGATACTGATAATATCTTTGGATTAAAACACGCAATAATTTCTCTTTCTTTTACATTTGAGTACATTACAAATACTCTTTCCATAAAACCAATTTGATTTGCAGATAATCCAATCCCTTGAAAATTTTTCATACTATCAATCAAATCCTCTTTGATTTTATCTCTATCAATTTCATCACTACATTTTTCAATTGGTATTTTTAGCATTGGGTGTGTTGATTCTATTAATTTGTATACTGACATTATTTCATAAACTCCTCTAATGGTGATGTTACTTTAATTCTTACACTTGCAATTTCATAATATTTCTTTTCTTTTTCAATTCCTATAAAATCAAAACTTTCATCTTTTGCAGCCATACCAGTTGAGCCACTTCCCATAAATGGGTCTAATACTGTACCACCTTTTGGTGTTACAAGTCTGCAAAGATATTTCATCAATTTAATAGGTTTTACTGTTGGGTGTATATTTTTCCTCTCTGTTACAAATCTATCAGTAACATCATTATCTATTTTAGAATCTTTCATATCATGTGCATTTCTACGACCAGGCATACTTGATGCTTTCTTTATTGGTAAATTATCCAATCCTTGATCTCTTTCCGACTTTGATGCTTTTGCACAATAGAAGTATCTTGATGCATCTCCACTATCCTCATATTCTATTGTATATTGTAAAGATTTCATTCCAGAATTATTATTTGTCCAAACTTTATCATCTTTTCTAGGTTGTCGGTTTACTGCTTTTCTTTTTACATTCCGAGTCTGACCAAAACTTAATTTGTCAATACCTATATTTTCTTTAGATTGTTTGCCTTGGTCACGAAAATCTGGATTAGTATCTGGATATTTTGCTTTACCCTTTGTGCCAGTTTTTGGGAATATGTCTTTCATAACATCACTACCATCGTGAATTACATTTGCTGGGAATCTACCATCTTTAGTTCTTTCTTTTATTTCTTCTGGTGTAATTTTTCTTATTTTGAATGTGTTAGTATCTTGATAACCTTTTCCACCGCCACCAGTTTTATGCCACCCACTTCTGTCATTTTCATTTGCATATTCAACTCTACACTCATCAATATTAATACCACCAGTTCCATGTTTCAATACATTATCTGCAACAGTCTTTTCTGATATTGGTTTTCTTGCCATTACGATTGGTTCATGTGCAGGCTTAAGGTGTGTTCCCCAACCATCCCAATTTCTACCATCTCCAGTTGCAAAATCATATTCTTTTGTTTTTGTAGTTCTATAAAAAGTGTCAATATCGTTTCTAGTATTACCTTCAATTTTTTCTCTTTTTACACCATGCATTTCAGAAGAGCTATCTTTTGTTCCATGACGAACACCTCTATGAATTTTATCTATATTTTTTCCAATATTCATACTCTTTGGAAATCCACTTCCATAAATCCACATAATCTGATCTCTGATTTCAAAACCAGCATCTTCTATTGCAACGGCCATTCTATGGTAAGTTCTACTTCCAGAAAATGCAAGAAGATGTCCGCCAGGTTTCAATAATTGAAATGCAAGTTCCCATGTTTCTTTCTGGAACGCTATTCCTGTTGAATCCCAACCCTTACCCATGAATCCAAGTTCGTAAGGTGGATCTGTAACAACGGAATCTACCTGAACACCATCATCAATAAGTTTTTTCATTTCTTGAATACAATCACCATTAAGTAATAACATGACTAAAATTCCTCACTTTCTCAAATTTAATTGTGCTTCTAAATTTATCAACTAATGTATCTTGTTTATGACTAATTACAAATACATTCTCATCTTCAAGAGTGTTTAATATTTTAAGGAACTCATCTGTTCCAGCACCATCAAGTGAACTATCAAATATTTCATCAAGTATAAGTAAATTAGTATTGACACTATTTTTCATCTTTGCAATTGCTCTCCATGTGAATAGAAGTGCAAGGTCAATTCTCATTTTCTCACCCTCACTAAATGATGCATAATTAAACTCATCTCTATGCCTTGACTTAATAGTTTCAGTAAAGTTTTCATCTAATGTAAAGTTTACATAAAAATCCATAGAGTTAAGATACTTGTTGATTAATTTATTCATTATAGGTAGATACTGCTTAATTACTTTTGTTTTAATGCCAGTATCTTGTAGTATAGCACGAGCTGCATCAGAATATGATTTTTCTTCTTTTAGAGATTTTCTTTGCACCTCTATTGAATCTGAATTATTTTTAAGTTCAGTTAATTTTTCTATATCACTATCACTCACACTATTTGTATTAAATGAATCAATCTCTACTTGTAACTTAACATTAAATTTTTCTAGTTGATTTATTGATGCATTTAACTCTGCAAGTTTTACTTGGTTTTTTCTAATTGTTTCACTTGCATTTACTATTTCAGAAAATCTAGTTTCCAACTTATTATTTTCTATTTCAAGTTTATCTAATCCATCTTTTAATTTATCTATGGCTTCTTTTTTTTCTTTAATCATTTTTTCTTTAAATGATTTTTCAATCTCTTGCTTACAAGTAGGACACTCAGTATACTTTTCAAAAAACTTCATTGTCTTACTGTGTGTTTTATGTTTTTCTTTTATTGTTGTCTGATAGTTTTGCAACTCTGTTTTTTTTGTTTCAATATCACTTTTATCAGATATACTTTTTAATAGATTATCACTTTCAGTAGTAACTTTATTTCTCTCATTTGTTTTATTTGTTATTTCTTTTTTATTTGTATTAATTGAGTTTGTTTTTTGTTCTATAATCTTATCTTTATTTTTCTTTAAATCATCAATATGATTTTCTTGTAAATTAATTTTTTCTGTAATTAAATTAAAATTATAATCTACTTCTTTTATTTCATCTTGCAATGTTTTAATATTTTGTTTAAGCAATAAATTCATAATAGAAAAAATTTGTATATCAAGTATTTCTTCAACAACTTCTCTACGATGTGTTGACTTCAGTTGCATAAATGGAACAAAAGTAGAACTACCAAGTATAACTACTTGTGTAAAAGAACGATAATTAAGTTTGAGTATTTGTTGCTCTAATATTTTTTGATAATCACGAACACTAGCTTCTTGGTTTAGCATATTATCATTTAAATAAATTTCAAACTTATTTGGTTTGATACCTCGTATCACTTTGTAGTTTTTACTTGCAATACTAAACTCAATCTCAACCATAGTTGAGCCACCATTAATTGAATTAACAAGTTGACTTTTACTAATGACACGAAATGGTTTTCCAAACAAACCAAAACATAGTGCATCAAGAATTGTAGACTTACCAGCACCATTTTCACCTATAATGAGTGTAGTAGGATTTCTATTTAATTGTATCTCTGTAAAATTATTTCCAGTTGACAGAAAGTTTTTCCATCTCACACTTTTAAAATTTATCATATAAATTCTTCCAATGTTGCAGTTCCATATTTTTCTGATACTTTGTTTATATTACTAGAATTATGTTGTTTAATATTACCATCTATGAAAGGTATATTATTTGTAAATGTGTATTCTGTTTCGCCAGGTTTTTTTATTTTCCATTGTAAGTCTTTATCTTTTGGATAATTTATTGTCCATTCCATAGTAGAGTTTTTTAAATACTTTTTAGATTTTTTGTTTATTGGATAAATGTATCTAAACTGTTTACCCCATACTCTAGTAAAACCTAACTCACCCATTTTTTTATCATTTGGTCTTGGGCCATACTTTGTATCATCTCTACCCATTTCTTTTTTCATTTTTCTTTGAATAGTCCTAAAGTGAACTTTTTCTCCACTTTCACTTAAATATATGTCTGTCCAAATAAACCCACCATATAAAAAATTAGCAGCTTGATAAACATAACCAGGCTTTCCTACAATTCCATCTGCCCATGTGTAAAGATATTTTATTTCTGGTGTGTTTTCTTTTATCCACTTAATAGTTAAACTCTGCATTTGTGATTCACTATTTCGTGGCATTTTTTCGTCCATACACATTTTACCTATTTCATAATAATCTGATGTGGTTAAATCTGGAAACATTTTACGAATAGTTCCCATAGGATTAGTTCCCCACCCTAATGTTAATACACCAACAAGTTCATCATTAACATATGCACCAAGATAGTGTTTAGTTAACTTTGGCATAACTGCACTATAATGTCTTTGTTGAACAAAGAGTGTTGCAACTCTCCAATCCACTTTTTTAATTATCAAATTTCTAAATCCTGAGCTTCACGATATAGTTTTGCAACAGTTTCTTTAAGTTTTTTCTTATCAAGATTCACCTCTAATTCATCAATATATTTTCCAAGTAGTGTCATAGTATCTTCTGTATTGTTTACTATATCATCAGATACAGTATTTGCATCTAAGTCAGAAAAATCTTCTACAATCTTAACTTCATGGCAATCTGCTTTAAGTAGTTTATCAGTAAACTTATCAAACTTATATAAGTCTTTTTTATTAACTACAATCAACTTTACATATTGATTTTTGTATTTTTTTACATCATGGTTATCATAATCTTCTTGCGTATCATCATAATATATTTTTGTAAATATTGTATACGGATTTATTACTCTTGTCAACTCCCTAGTTTCTGTATCAAAGATATGAAATCCTTTTGGATCATTGTAATCGTTCCAAGTAATCTGATAAGGTGTTCCTAGATAATAAATTTGCCCATCATCTGACTTGTGATGAAAATGTCCACTCATTACTGTATGAAATTTTCTAAACTTATCTTTAGTGTACAATCCATCTGAAATTTGTCCAACATGCATTTCAAATCCACTTATATCTAAATGGCCCATCACTACTTCTGCTTTTGTTTCTTGCATCATGCCAAACGCATAGATTTCATTTTGAGGATTAATCCAAGGCATCAATAGTATTTGTAGTCCACCAAACTCTACTTCCTGTGCTTCTGAATAAATGTGTATGTTTGAATATCTATTTCCTAAAAGTTCTTCAAGTGAGTTAACATCATTTGTATTTCTAAAATAAATGTCGTGATTACCAACTAGCATATGTAATTGTATTTGCATATGATTAAATGGTTGAATAAATCTTTCACGAAAATCTTTTGAAATACGATAAGAAATATATTTTCTTCTATCAAGAACATCACCTAAATGCACACAATGTTTGATATTGTTTTGCTGTAAGTATGGAAAAAATACTCCCTCATAAAACTGATAGAAGTATTCATTAAAATTCATATTATCATTCCGAGCTCCAAAATGCGTATCGGTTATTAGTGCAATTTTCATTCTGACTTATCCATAAAGTTTTCTAATCCCTCTGGTTTATTTGATGCTTCTTTTTTCTTTGGCTTGTAAACATCTTCGTCTGGTAACATAATAGTAGGGTCAAATCCTTGAATAGAATACTTACTATCGTCATGCTCCATAGTTGTAAATAATTCATAACTTTGTTTTTCTATAAGTTTATTTTTTACATGAGTTTGTTTTTTCTCTTTTTGTATTCTACGAATAAACGCATAGTATATTATTTGTGTAAAATATGCAAAAGGATTCTTTGATTTTTCTGGATTGAAGTTGTGAATATATTGTAAACAATTTTCTATACCATCAGATATCATTTCCTGACGATAAGTGTAATTAATAAAATTAGGTTTATATGATAACCCATTTGCAATTTTAAGAAAACACTCACCTATGTAATTCGTTATCTGTGGTTTTTCATCTCCAGCTTCTTCTGCTTCTTGACATTTTTCTTTCCACTCTTTGAGTGATTCTAAAAACTTTTTATTATCTACATAGTGTGTATTTTTTTGCTTTGACATTTAACTTTTACCATCTCTTTCTTTATTGTTTTCCTTTTACATGATTTATAAAACCTTTTGTATCATTCAACGCATAACTTAAAATTTGATTAACTTGCAAATGATTAAACCAGCCTGTTGTAATATATTTGTCCTGTGTTGGTGATATGACACCACGATGTGTATGAGTAAAATCTGTGGGCCATATTAAAGTCCTACCTTTTACTGGTTTAATTTTTATATTCTGATAATAAAATTCTGTTTCTCCACCATCATCTACATCATTTAAATAAGTCATCCATACTAATGCTCTTTGAGGAGGATTACTTGAAGTTCTTTCATTGTGCCATTCAAAAAATCCCTCATTAGGAGCATAGTGTTGTATATTAAATCCCTCAAGCATTTCTAACCCAAAAAAACCACAGGAATATTTTTCAGTATATATTTCAGCAAGACTAAACAAATATTTCAAATATTTTTGTATTAAAGGATTATTTGTGTATGGTGGAATTGTTAAATCTGTGGAAACTTTTGCAACATTTTTTGTTTTTATACCAGTGCTACCTTTTGTTTGATGCTCTTCATTACTTTTAAAATATTCTAAAAGTTCATCACAAATATACAAATCTTTATCATCAAGCTGTGCTTGTAATATAAAGTTTTCACTCATAAAATAGTCCTTTTTTAAAATTACAACTATTCTACACAATTAAAGCAGTAATGTCAAGTCTTATCAATTATTTCCACTTTGCTTGATTAAGACTAATATAATGTTTATAATCTCTTTCAGTATCATTTGTATCATAAAAATTAAACCAACCAGTAACAATATATTTGTGTTGCGTTGGTGATGTGATGCCACGATGTAAATGTGTAAAGTCTGTAGGCCATATTACACATTTACCTTTTACTGGTTTAACTTTTAATTTTTGGTAAAAAAATTCTGTTTCTCCACCATCGTCTACATCGTTGAGATATGTCATCCATACTAATCCACGCTGCCATGATTGAGTTGTTGTTCTCTCACAGTGCCAAGCAAAATAACCCTCATTTGGTGCGTAGTGTTGTATATTAAATGATTCTTTTAGTCCTATTTTAATCCTACCTTTAAGACTGTATTTCTCAAGATATTCAATTAATTTTCCTGATAATTGTTGCACATATTTTTGAATAGTTGGGTGCTGTGTCCAAGCAACTATAACATCAGTAGATTTTTTAATTTCAGCATCAGTACCATCAGAGGTTAAACCTCTCATTTTTTCATATACATTGTTTTTATGATATTCAATTAATTCATCACAAACAGATATATCTTCCAACATAGTTTCATATATAAAATTTTCCATAATTAATCCTTGACAAAATTCAATTTTTTTATTATAATAAGTGTGTAACGATAAGGCTAGTGAACAGTTCTACTTTTGATTTCTTGCATAAGTTGTTCAATTTCACTATCATCTAGTTTTTCCAAATCATCTTCTTCTGGTATTGGTATTTCTTCTACTTTAGTCATTTTTGGCTCATCTAGTTTTTTTAAAATATATTCATAATATTTACTCAATCCATCTGAAGCTGAAACATTAATGACAATTGAGTTTTTTTCAATTAAATAACTATCTTCATCAGTAAATGGTTTTATCCATTTTACTAATCCTAAAGTTTCTTTTATTCTTCCATCTCTACTTGATGTTTGTTGCACATCTAATAACAATGGATTTTCAACTTTTATTTGTTCTTTAAGAGTTTCAACGATACGACATATTATATCTTCACCATTTGATAATTTTAAAACTGAATACTTATTCATATCTTTATCCTATCTATTTCATAATTAAATTGTTCTTCATTGTAGATATTTATTCTGTCTTGAAAATGGGACATTGTATAATTAATTCTTCCTTTGTAGGAGAGGTCGTCTGCGATGTCGTAAAGCCGAGTGGTATTGTTATCTTTAGAAATTCGCAACCCTCGTCCAATGCTTTGTAGCACTCTAATTCTTGACTTACTTGGACTAGAGAACACGACATTATGGAGATTCCTAATATTAATACCAGTGCTAAATGTGCCGTACGATGCAACAATAATCGCATCTGTTTCTTTTTCAGTGATTGCACGAATCTTTTCCCTAGTTTCTGTATTTGTTCCACCATATACAAAAAATACCTTTCTTTTAAAATCTTTCATTAGTGAGTGTAACACAACTCCATGTTTTTCTACAAGTTTAAAAAGACACAAAGTGTTTCCATTAAGAGTATCGCACAGCCGAACAATAAAACTATTGCGTTTATATAAACTAACCAAGAAATCCATTTCCTCTGCATATGTAAAATCCTTAGATTTTTTACAATCGTCCTCTGAATGTTTTAGCACTACACATTTTATATCAAGAGTTGCAATAGTTTTTTTATCCATCAACTCTTTTGTAGTTGTTACTTTTTTTACTGAGCCAAACAAACCCTCTAAAATTAATCTATGAGTTTGTGTTCCATCTAATGTTCCAGTTAATCCAAATCTATATTTACACATATCAAGTTTTGTCATAATACCAGTAAGTGATTTTGCTTTGAACATGTGAGCCTCATCACCTATGACACACCCAAACTGACTAAAATATTTTTTAGGTAATTTATATAAAGATTGCCATGTTGATATGAATATAGATTTGTCTGACTGTAAATCATGCCCAGCATAAATTCTATGTAAATGTTTTTCACTCCACCCATAATCAAGAAAATCAGAAAACATTTGCTCAACTAAAGATGTCGTTGGAACAAGTATTAATATCTTTTTATCCTGTAAAGTTTTATAGTATCTTACTAGTGCATAAATGATAAGTGATTTACCAGAAGCAGTTGGGCTTACTAATAAACATCTATTTTTTTGTATCGCATGACAAAACGCATCTGATTGATAATCTCTTACTTCTAATTGTTTTCCTTTTGACATTGGTTTGAGAGAAATGATATATTCCCTTGCTATATTACAGTTAATCTCTCTATCACTCTCTATATCGTTCTCAGAGGTATATTCTATATCATTTCTATTACAAAACTCTTTTATGTAAGGTAATAATCCCACATAAATTTTACCAGTCTGCTGTGAAAATAATCTTATCTTACCATCCCAAACACGACTACGATAGGTAGGCATAAACTTTGCACCAGGCACTTCAAAGGTAAAATAATCTGCAAGTTCTCTTGAAACTGCATCATCTACTTCTATGTGATAATAGACTTCGTTAAGTTTAGATATGTGCATATTGTAAAGTGTTTGGCTCACCATATTCACCACGAGCTATAATGTTCCAAGCAATACTAATTCTTTCATCATTTGTTTGAGGCACCCAATGCTGTAACCAAGATGGAAAAATAATTCCTATTCCTATTGAAGAAGATTGAATACTATTAAATTTTAATTCCATTAAATCTGAATTTAAATTATTTTGTTCTTTTTTTCTTGGCCTAAAAACACTAGCTTGTGGCCTAGGGTCAAAAAAAACTATTGGAGAAGAATCTAATGATGATTGTAAATAAAATACTCCAGATAAAAAATTATTTGAGTGCGTGTGTGGGTGATGTGCAGACCTAGATGAGTTAGGTTTAAGTATGTTTCCCCACATATTTGTTATTTCTAATTTTTCATACCCATATCCTAAATCTTCCATTACATCCTCAGTATGTTTATAGATAGAATTAACTAATGGTTCAAAAACTTTAGATTCATGTAAGTGACGATTTTCTTGAGTTCCTAATCTCCGAACTTTTTTACCATCTTTTTCTGATATACTTTCAGATGCGATTAAATTGTTCATATCATTTCTTTCATTATTTTTAAAATTATGTTCAAATTTATAAATACAAGTAGGAAACGCATCAATTCTTTCCATATTTTTTACATTAGCCATGTTACTATACTCCATCTTTCACTATCAGTTATTTTTTTTACTTCATGTGGAAACATAAAGTTAGAAGGAAAAATAATACCTGAACCCATTTTAGTTTTATACTTATTACCAGACACTACAAGTTCACCACCCTTGTAATTATCATTTAAAAATAATAATGCACTTACTTGTGGAAAACCATATTCTTGTCCATGCGAGTGGTGTATATTATCAGTATGCTCTGACATAAATCCACCAACTGAATATCTGTTTATTCTAAATCCAGAATGTCTTTGGCAACTAAATCTTTCAAATTTTTCTGAATATTTTTTAATTACTTTACCAAAAAAATCATTAATTATACTAACTACATTTTTATCTTTCACCCACATATCATCCATAACAACTCTTTTATTACTATTTTTTATTTCCCCAGAATCGTTTGCATATGTTGATGGTTTTAGTTGCCCACTATTTTTTGCAAATTTAATTATATCTTGGCATTTATTTTTAGGAATAATATCTTCATAATAACCTATCCATTTTTTTAAATTATTCATCACATCATTCCTGCTTCAAATTGTCTCCAGCTGATTGCATTTTTGATATCCCATTGCCTACTTTGAATAGATTTTAAAATACCATCAATGTACTTAATGACAGATTCTAAGTATGCGATTTTATGCTCTGCTTTAATAATATCTTCATCTGATTCTATGTAAATGTGTAAATCATTTTTGAGGACTTTAAGATCAAATGGTTTGGTTACATAGACTTTTGCATCAGCCTTACCACCATAGTATTCCCATTTTTCACGATACAAAACTTTGTAATCACCTTTTGCACGATACAATAAAAATTCAAAGTTTGTTTTGTGGTCAAGATACTTTGCATAAAGTTCTTGGTTTTTGTAAGATTCAGTATCTAGTCGTTCATCATTTATCTTCAAGTCTTTTTCAACTTGAGCTTTCAACTCATCAAGTGTCATAATTACTCCATATTATATTGTTACTATTTCATATATTTTATATTGAAAATTTACCTCTACAGTTAAATACTCTACATCAGTAGCAGCTTGTGTATAACTTAATCCACCTAAAGATGTTGGAAAAATATCTTGAAAACGAACTTCTACTAGTGGATTATTTTTATTAGATAATATTGTAAGTGTTGCATCACCATACATTCCTCTATCTGGTGTTGCTGGTTGTGTATCTCCAATATCATTACTTGTTCCTAAAGTTGCTTGTGGACTGTTTGAAGTTGAGGATCTAAAAGTTGCAAATTGTGTTCTACTTTTAGGAAAACCAGTTCCAGTAATCCAATCATGTATTGTTATATAATTTTCTAAAAATTCATCTACAATAAAAGATATTGTTAAATCTTCATAGTCTGGCTTATCACCTAGTGTTGGAATATTTTTAAATGGTGTATTGTAAGTTGCAGCTGGTAAACTAACGCCAGGCAAATTTGCAGCTGTAGTAAAAAACTCAACTTTAGGAAGTTGATTAATACTAAACTTAAATTGAGTTGGTGAAGAATAGTCTAGTTTAGTTGGTTGTCTTGATATTGATGTCATAACATTATTTATAATGTAAAAAAGGGACTCCATAAGAAGTCCCTTTTCTGTTTGACAAATTTAAATTTGATTACTTGTTAGCAATATACATTGTTACTTCAAAACCAAATCTCATTTCTTCGTATGATGGTGTATTCCACATGATAATATCTCCTATTATAATATTACTCTTATATAGTATTTTTAAATTGTTTTAACCATACAGAAAATCATTATTTTTACAAAAAAAAAGGGAAACCGAAGTCTCCCTTTTTAGTTTTGGTTGGTTATTCCAACTCTTGTTATTACATAAGGTTTGTAACTTTAACTCGTCTGTAATACTTGTTAGTGTTACCAGTGATACTGATTGCACCCTCGGCTGTTGCAGCAACTGTTCCAGTGTGGAATGGGTTAGCAGCAATTCCGTAACGAGTCTTAAATCCAATTTTTGGTTGGAAAGTGTGCTCACCAACTGCACGAACCATTTGTAATGGAACATATGGGCAGTAGAACATACCAGCATCGTATGGTGATGTACCTTTGTAACCAACAACATAGTATTGTGATGCAGCTACATTTGCAGCATATGGATCAACATATACTTTATATCTACCATTAAGTACACCAGCAAATGTTGTTGTAGTGTCATCAACATTTAAGTTGTTGTTAAGAGCAGGAGCATAGTCAAGAACACCAGCCATTTGAAGTGCAGATGCAACATCAGCAGAACAAAGGATCATGTTACCCTTTCCTCTACGAGTTTGTTGACCGATTGCGTTTGCGTCTCTTTCAACTGCGAACATTAAACCCTTGAACTTCTCAACACTCCATCTACCATTAGAATCTGTGTCAAGGTCAAAGATACCACCAGTTGTTGTATTAGTTTGAGCACCAGCAACAGCTGTTACATAAATGTTTCTAACAACTTCTCTGTTAATTTCTGCAAGAATTTCAGCAGATAAGATGTTTGCAAGTTCTGTTTCTGCATCTAAACCATGAATTGCTTTTAAGTCTTGAGCAAGTTCCATTGAATATTCTGCTTTAAGAGCTCTAGTAACTGCTGTTACTGTGTGCTTCTCAATTGAGAAAGCCATCTCAGCGAATACATTAGTAGATGTGTTATCACCTAATGCTTCACCTTGTGCAGTTGTCATACCAGTTACAGTTTCGTATGTTCCAGCAGATGGGCTGTCATTTAATACAGCAGGGTTAGTTGCAGTATCAGTAACATCACCACCACCAGTTGTACTAGCTTTGTTCTGGTTAGAGAAATCTGGCATAGACTCGTCAGCAAGTGCTTCAGCACCAGTTTGCGAATTGAATCTTGAACGCATTGCAAAGATAAGTCCAGTTGGGCCTGTCATTGGTTGCACACCACAAATGTCATATGCAATTAAGTTTGGCATTGATCTTCTAACTAAAGAAATGAGAATCGGATCCCAATTATCAACTGAAGATCCAGTTGAGTTAGATGGTGCAGCCTCTGATAGAAATGATCTATCTTCTCTTAAGGCTTTTTCTTGGTTTTCAAGAATTAAAGTAGTAACTGCCCTCTTGTAAGAATCGCTGATTTCAGGTAAATCAGGATGTGCAAGGACTGGCTTCCACTTTTCTTGTAGATCTTGTGTTTGATACATTGTATCTCTCCTTATTATTTTCTACTTATTTATAATTTTCTGTTACTTTGCACTATTGCCAAACTTACCAATTGCAGACATATATGCCTTCATTGAATCAGTTGTGTCAATGTCCTGTGCTAGGCCAGTTTCTACATCATCAATAGTTTCAGTCGGTTCATCTTTTTTTTGCTTTGGGAAGTAGTTTTCTTTTAAAGTACCTAACTTTTCACGAAAGGATTCTTCATCAGTAAATTCTACATCTTCAATTAGTGACTTAAACTTCTCAATTTCTGTATCAGCCAAATCGTTAGTTTCCTGACGAATGACTTGCTCCCTTACTAGACTTCCGTTGTTCTTTTTCAAGTCTACTATTTTCTTAACAGACTCGTTCAACTTACTTTCTAGTTCGGTAATTTTTTCTGATTGTGCTTCTAACACATCGTATTTCTCATCTGGTATATCAACATAATGGTCTTCAAATAGAGTTTTTAATCCAGAAATGAAGTCCTCTGCAATTTCGCCTTTTAAGCCTCTTTCAATTGCAAGTTCATTTTCTTTCATCCATTCCTCAACGACATAGTTCAAATAAGTATCAACTTTTTCTGATAAATCTGACTTTGTCTTTTGGATATTTTCTTCTAACTCAGTTGAATATTCTTGCTCTAAACGAGTAACTTCGTCACGAATTTTAGATTTAACTGCAGCTTCAAATACTGTTGCAGCTTTCTTCTTAAATTCTTCAGATAAGTCTCCCTCACCATTGATAAGAGCATCAACATGTTCTTTTACATCAACTGATTGAACTCTCTTTTCAATAGCTTCTTCCATATCCTTATCATCTTCCTCGTCATCTTCTTCATCACCATGAGCAGCATTGTTTAATCTATCATACATTGCTTTTAACTCGTCTTTCTTTGCATGTTTCATCATGTTATTCATTGCAGTCATGTATTCAGTTTTAGTTTTTGGCTCTTTTTCTTCTTTATTGTGTGAAGATTCAGAGATAATTTCCATATCACTTGCCATAACTTTTTCTTCAATACCATGCTTAAATTGAACATCATACCACTCAACATGTCCGTCATCATCTGGAATTGCGTGTGACTTTAAGATTGGTTTACCTTTACCCCAAATTGGGTGTTCCACGACTGTTGCACAATCATGGTCTTTAGAATGGCATAACTCACGAATTTCTTCGTCTGTATAACCTTCTTTTACTTTTTTCATTTTTTCTGGTGCAACTTCACCTTTTTGTGCTTTATCACCACTAACTTCTTTAGAAGCTGCAGCAACTTTTTTAGCAGGTGAATCACCTTGAGTTGGTGACACTACAGCTTTACCTGTATCTTGCATTTCACCATTCTTTTGTTTCTTCATAGGTTCTGCTGGAACAGCAGACTTTTTAGGAGCATCGTGCATGGCTTCGTCCAACTCAGCAATGACTTCCGCTTCTAATTCCTCAATGGTTTTGTCTAATTCATTCGCCATGGGGATTTCTCCTTGTTTTAAGTTATTTGTTAATTTATTTATAAATTATAAAAGTTTTAAAAACCTAGCAAACTCCAATGCATCTTGATTTGCTTGCTTGTTTCGGACTTTTTCATTTATTCTTTTTTTCATCTGCATCAATTCTTCTTCAATTAACGCACCATTGTTCCAAACCCACTCTTTGCCTTCCATAATTCCTTGAACAAATGCGTTTGGAGCAGATGGATCTGCGACAATATCAGCTGCAGTCGCAAGATAAAAATCATTCTTTACATAATTCGCACCATTTTTTTGTTCTAAACTACCCATACCTCTTGAAGATACACCTAGTTTTCCACCAGCATCCATTAAATTTTCTACTATTCTACCCATAGGAGTTTTAAGGATTTTTGCTTCTCCAATGAAGTTTTTTCCGTCTGGTTTTAAAGATGTAATCATGTGAGATGCACGCTCAAGATTTACAGTTGGCCCGTCAGGATGTCCTAATTCACCAAATGCACGATTCTGATTAACATAATCTTTATTATATCTGTTTACCTCTTTTTCAAGAACTGGAAATGGATATACTCTACCATTTCTATTCTTTACTTCGGATTGCATAAAGACACCTTTTATTTTATATGTCTTTTCTCCACCATCTTTTTCTTCTGTGATGTATTCTACATCTTCTATGTGTTCTGATATTAACTTCATACTGAGCTTCCTTGTGCGACTTCTTGTATATGAACTCCACCATCACTTCCAGCAGTTTCGTTTATGACTGATATAAAGTAAGAGGTTTGTCCGAAATTGTATTGAAGTGCATTACCAACATTACTTGATTCATCAGTTGCATCTTCCATTGATATAAAAGAACCAGCATCTGAACCTGAACTATCTGTTCCGTCTAATAATGCTTTACCCTCACCATTTCTTATTATTTCCTCTGGAATTACTGTGATTGATGAGCTGGCTTTTAAATAAAAACCATTTGTTGCAGTCACAGTTGTTCTATCTGAATTAAGTGTTATTTTAAAAAATACATCATTTCCACCAAATTCACTTATTCTAAATGAAGAACCTCTTGATAATTTTCCTAATTCTAGTCCATGAGCTGCATCATCACCTAATGTTGAAGCAGTGATTGTGCCTACGAACCTTACTAATTTTAATGCCATGTCTCTATTCCTTACCTAGATTGTTAACATTTCTCGTTCAAAATATTTTAAAAGTTCCTTTTCTGGAACTCTATACTTTTTTGAGGTTGCAGTTATAGTTTTATCAAAACTATTTAGGAAATCTTGAGGTTTAGAATCCATTTTTTTAAAAATGTTATCAACAGCCTCTTTCATTTTAGGTGAAAGTTTTTTATATTCTTTTGATTTTTTATGCTCGTCTTTTTCTACAACTGGAGTATAAAATTCATCAAACTTCTTCGTCATCTTTCTCTACCTGTGGTGTTTTGACAAAATTATTTGCGACTTCTCGTCTTTTTAATTCAAGTGCATCACCAACTTTTTGTTGCATTACAGATTTAAATGAAGTTTCTGCACCTAAATTGTCGTCTTTTGATAATGCGTCTACTATTTCATCTGTGTTCATTCTTCATCTCCTTTATCACTATTACCTCTGGTTATACCATCAGTATCATTTACATTAATTCCACCATCATCTGGGTCTGAATTAGCTTCTTTATTAATTTCTTTTTGCATATCATCAATTTCCATGTCAGTCATATTTAAAATATTTTTCTGTACCCATTTCTTACTAAAGAATGTTCCAACATATGACTCTACTTGTGAAAGTGAATCTAATTGTTCTTTAAGTATCTCTGCTTTCTTTAGCTCTGCAAAATGACCATCTTGCATGAAATCATATTGAATATGCTCTTTCATGTTAGACCAATCTTCTAATGTTATAATACCTTTTAAAATTAATTGTGTTTTAAGAACATCAGTAAAGAGTGGAGTAAATTTCTTTCTTAATCTTTGAACAAACTTTGTAAATTTAAGTTCATCTCTAGTAATCTCTGTTGAACGGCCAAGACTAAAATTGTTCTCTGCTTCCATACGAGATACTGGAACATTTAATGCACGATAAAGTTTGTTTTGAAAATACTTGATGTCATCTATTTCACCAAGATTAGAACCGCCTGGTAGTGTAGTAATTTCTGTTCCTCTACCACCCTCTCGTCTTGGCAACCAAAAATCTTCTAGCATAGACATATGACTTCTATCATCTCTTATCTCACCAGTTGATGCATCATAAACCAACTTATTACGATAACGATTCATTACATCTTTTAGATATTGTTCTGCTTTAATCTTTGGTAAATTACCAACATCAATATAAAATATTCTTCTTTCTGGAGCTCTTGATATTCTGTATATAACAACAGAATCCTCAATCATTCGTAGTTGATTAACTGGTTTGATTGCTTTGTGAAGATAAGATAAAACATTACCTTTGTTTTGATCTACTAAACCAGATGGGCAATATGTAATACTGTCAGGTGATATTCTTATACCCTCTGATGTTCCATAGTTTACAAGACCTTTTTCATTGTAAAGATAATATTCTTCTACTTTTTTAATTAAGTCAGCACCACTATTAGATTTAGCATCTTTTTGAATACTTCTAACTTTTCTAATTTTACGAGGATCAATATATCTTAATTCTTGCACACCAGCTTTAGGATTGTTTTTGTTAATTACTTTATGATAAAATAGTCTACCATCAACATACCATCTACGAAATATGTCATGTCCTTTTACATCAAAATCAAGAAGTTGTAATACATGATTAAATTCTTCTTGTATTCTTTTTTTAATATTATTAGGATATGGTAATCTATCTAAAACAATAGAAACAGACTGGTCTTTTTCATCAGACACAATGCCTTCATTTACAATGTCCTCTATTGCAGAGTCACATTCTGGTTGCTGTGAAATGTCACGATATCTGCGAACTAAATCTTGTTCAGTTCTTTCTCTACCATCTGTATTTAAGACTTGCCCAAAAAAACCACCACCAGCAATATCTATCGTTCCGTCATCGCTAGATGGGGGAGTGAATTTGTCACTCCCCTTTTGGTCTTTTATTCTTTCAAACTTGAATCCAAACAATTCTGCCATTATCTTATATCTCCTAATTCGTACTACTATTTAGTAGTGTTAAATTAGAAACTTACACCAGATGGCTCAAAGTGTTGGTATCTCCAAGTAACTTCAAATGTTTCTAACTCAGTTGCTTCTGCACTTGATAATTCAACTGCTGCAACAGTTAATGGATAACAAGCTCTAAAGATATAAGTTTTTAAAACTGTATCATCTCTATCTAGTTGCTCAACAAATACATCAGTTTGATAATCAGCAGGAGCAGTAACACCAGTATTATTTGCATAATCATTAATACCATTCTGCCATCTTTCCATTGCGTTTCTTATCATAAAGTCAGTATCATTATAGAATGTGGTAGTCCAAGTTTCAGGAGCTGGCCTATCACCAGAAACATAAATGTTTCTTCCTCTAAATGGAACTGCAATCTCACCTAATGTTGATGCAGGCAATTGTGATGCTGTGCAAAGAAAAGAAGTTCTACGAACATCAAGTCCTATTGCAATACCTGATGGTGGAGTAATTGTCACTCTAAATTGATTGGCTCTTGCACCACCACCGATTAAGTTTGCTTTAAAATCGTCTATATTTGCCATGATTAACCTCCTACCTCAGAAAATGCAACTCCAGTTCTTGTTGCAATGAAGTTAAGTGATATAAAGTTAATTGAACGAGCAGGTTTGACAAAAATATCTGCAACAAACTCATTTCTGTCTATGACTTCACCAGTATTATTGGTTGCATCACATTTCACAGAAAAATCTTGTATACCTCGTCTACCTTGAACATCTCTTAAGAAAGGTTCAACTAAGTTTCTAAACTGTGCTCTTGTAAACTCATCATTGAACTCAAAGAGTTGGAACTTAGCCGCAGTTGCAATTGCCTTTTCAAGAACCAAGAATAATCTTCTAACATTGATTCTATCAAACGCACTTGGTTTTGCAAGTGCAGTTTTATCACCAAAGAGTGTTACACCTTGGCCTGGAAAGTTAACAACAGGGTTAACTCTTGCACGATAAAGAACATCTCTGTTTGCTTTAGTTGGATTGTATGATAGTTTGATTGCGTTTCTAACTCTACCACGATTAAAACCAGCTGGAGAGAACCATGCGTCTTGAACTAAATCAGTATTTGCACAAAGTCCAGCAGTATCACCATTCAATGGTACGAATCTAAACACATCATTATACTTATCAAATTGATACTTATATCCACTATCAAACACTACATAAGAAGATGATGGACATAAATCAAATGCAGTTTTAACATTTTCTGTTGCAGTTACATTTGAAGTAACACCTACTGTTGCAGAGCGATAAGGTGAAACAAATGCAACACAATCTTTTCTTGTTTCTACAAGTGCAGTTAACATTGTTACATGAGTATCTTGTGATGAACTAGTATCAGCTGCACCTCCACCTTTACCACCAAGAATTAAATTAACATCTTCTGATTCAGTATCTTCAAACTTATCATATGCAAGTTCTAATTCACCAGCTGTCACTGCGTAATCGTCAGTACCACCTGATAATGAATCTATGGTAATTGTATCAACATCTGTATATGTACTTGTTGTGTCAGTTCCCCAATTAGTACCAGCAGATATGTGGTCAGTCCAGTAAATAAATTCTGATTGTCTGAAAATAACATCTGCATAGTAAATAGAATCACCTTGTGGTGATTTTGCATTTGGATTCTTTGACATACGAGCAAATGTTTCTATAACTGCTTCTGTTCTTTTTCCATTTGCTTGAAAATCTGCACCAGTAATATCGCCTGTTGTATCATAAACAACAACATGCATTTCATCGTTAGAACCACGAGCTTGATCTGTTGCGTATTGTGATGTGCCTGGAGCACCATCAAATAAATCGTAAAACTCCCATCTTCTCTTGATGTAAGAATTATCTGGAACTATATTTTGTAATCCAGCACCATTTGGATCGTCTTTTAATTTAATTGTTAATACATTTGTGCTAGTGTTAATTGCAGTTACTTGATATTCATTTCGGTCATCTACTGGTGTTGCAGCTGCAGAGTCAGAGTAGAAAGAGATTAAATCTCCAACATTAAATGTTTCACCAGATGCATCAACATCGTCTACTGCAATTTCAGTAGCACCAACTGCATCTTCACCTACTGTTAAAACACTACCTGATGTAATTTGTTCGTATGCATCTGCTTCTGCACAAATTTGAACACCTATTGAATTACCCCATGTTCCAGCTGACCTTGCAGCCCATTCTCCATGTGAGCCTTGTCCAGTTGAAAAACTTGCAAGATAATGATCGTCATCACGAATGAGAATACCAGAGTTTGCACCAGCATTTAAAATTCCTGATTCTACACGAACAACTTTAAGTGAATCTGTGTATGATAGAAAACTAGATGCTGTAAACCAGTTTTCAAACTGATTACTATCTGTTTTTGGTTTACCAAATATTTTTACTAATTCTTCTTCTGAGGTAATATTTACCACAGTAGAAACTGGCCCTTTCTCAAAGGCCGAGGCAATTGCACCTATTGAAGTTGCAACTGCTGGTACGACATTCGTTAAATCTATTTCTTTAACTTGAACGCCAGGAGAAACTAAAAATGCCATGACTTTACTCCCTATAAATTATTATTTTTAAATATTTATAAAAAATCACTTTCTAATATAATTCATTTATAATCAAAAGTTATAAATATGGTTATGAAAACACATTATGAAAAATATAAATCAACAATTAAAAAAGTTGCAAGACGACACAGATTGTTAAAAGATAAATGGATAACAGATTATCTTATGACTAATTCTTGCTATGTCTGTGGTGAATCTGAACTTATATGCTTACAATTTTATCCTGACGATAGAAAAATAAGAGCATTATCTAAAAAGTCTAATGATAAAAAAGATGTAATTAAGTATATAGAAAAAAATAAAATTGTATGTAGAAATTGCTTTCAAAAATTAGATTCAGATATAATTACCAGTTAGTATCATATTTTCTAACAACAGGCGACCAGCGAGTTCCATATTCATCAGTCATTTGTCCAACATTATCGTCCTCTAATCCATCAACAACAAATCCAAATGGAGCCATGTCTTGCTCTAACTGGTCTTGCTGTTCACGATACATTTGTTTTCTAATATCACTATCAGTTAGTTCTTTAAAGTATGTTTGGTCTGTTGCCCAACCAAATAAGAATAAGCACGCAACTAAATCATCTGTGCAGCCATCGTCTGCTTCAAAAGAACTACCTTTAACAATAAATGTAGATAGTTCACTAATTAAATCATAATCTTCCACAATTATTTTACTATCTTCTAGCATTTGTTTTAAATTAGAGCAACCTATTTTTTTAACTGCTTTTGTAGTTCTAACACCTAGTTGGACTTTTCCACCAGAAAAACCAGTTCCCATAACTTGTCCAGAGCGTCCACGCATAGATGCCATAATTAAGTTTTCATATTCTAAATCATATTGCAATGCGTTTGCAACTTGCTCACCTATGTCATTTACTTCAACTAAAACAAAAGCTTCATTGTATGCTTTTGCAACATGATATATTTTTTGTGGAAATAATAAAGGCTTGATTTCATTATCTCTAAACTTTGCAACGATACGATATGGAACTTGTGAAACATCAAATACAATATATGCAGAGTAATCATTTGATGTTCCTCTTGATACATCTGCAACTATTAAATATGTTTTATCTTTTTGTGGATTCTCGTATATGTCAAGTCCAGCATTTGACTTTATTGGACTTCTATATGCAAGTGTTTTAAGTTTACTTGGATTAATTAGAGTGTTGATTGAGCCAAGAAACTGACACTCAAACTCAGTGTTAAATTGTGATTCTGATGTATTTTTAATTGTTTCTTGCTTCCATTTTTCATCACGGCCAGGCACTTCACTCCAATGCACCTCTATTGGAATATATGAGTTTCTTTTTTCTTCTGCATCTATCCATAGTTTATAAAACATATTCATACCATGTGGTGTAGATACAATCATTACCTTTGTTGTTTTACCAGATGATATTGTAGGATATACAGAGCTAAAGAATTGCTCTGCGACATTAGATGGAACATATGCAAACTCGTCTAAGAATATGATGTTATACGAGCCACCACGAACTGCACTTGCAGATGTTGATGATGCGAGTATTTTAGAACCATTCTCTAACTCCAGAGAACCTTTATTCCATGACATAACTCCTTGCTGTAACCATTTAGGTAAGTGCTCATATGCAAGTTGTAATCGTCCTAATAAATCTCTTGCAGTTGCAGCTTTGTTTGCAAGTATTGCTACATTAACTGAGTCATTAAATAACACATAATGCAGTAAATATGATATGATTGTTGTTGATTTACCTGATTGTCTTGGAAGTTTACAAATAGTAAAACGATTACTATGAAATGTTCCAATCATTTCTTTCTGAAAATCGTATAATTTAAATGGAACTAAACCCTCATCAAGAGAAACAATTTTCACATAATTCTGTATGAAATACATAGGGTCTTTCATACATTGTGCAAATTCTTTTACTTGTTTTTCTGTCCATTGAACAGAAACATTTGCACGCTTTAAATTGGGATTACCTAGATAATTATTTTCCATTCTTCAAACTCTCAATTGCTTCACGATTACTTACAATGTGTTTATCCTGATTGGCATCTATGAGTGCTTGAAGTTTTTCTGCTTTTTCTTTGTCAGTATCTAAATGTAATTCTGAATTAATTATTTTTTCTATTTTTAATACATGTATTCTTTCATTTGGAACATATCTCCAGATATATCCTTTTTCAGAATAAACACCAAATACAGTTTCACTTATACCAATTTTTATGATAACTGCATCATTACCCTCAAGAAGAACTTTATCTCCCTCATTAAATGCTGGATTCATTTTAAATTTTATACCTTTTGCAAGGCCAGTTGCAATATCTTTCACCCAAATTGCAATAATAAAACTAATTAATATTCCAACCCAAGGCAGTATAAACTCAGTCAGTTGTAATGTCTGTGCTTCCATGTCCATCTGTTTTTCCTTTTAACATCTTTTGTAACTCAGCAGTTGAACCCACAAACAATGCGTTAGTAACATTTTTAGGTGCAGTATTAGGAACTTCTTTGAGTCTTTTCATCTTTTCTTGCAGCTCACCAAGTTTCTCTGTAACCTCTGCAACCTGTTTAATTAAATTACCAGCTACCTCATAGGTGCGTGGATGCTCTGATTCTTTTGCAATTTCAAGAATACCCTCAATTGCATCTTGCCCTCTCTCTACCAAATTGTAAAAATTTTCTCTCTGATATTTGTAGTCTGCATCAACATCTTCTAATTTATCTGATGGCCTTTTAACAATTACTTTTGTTTTTGCACCCTTAAGTTCTTGTTCAACAGGGTCAAGAACACCAAGAGTTTCATCAAGAACATCAGCTGCAGTTTTCATTACTTATCAGTTCCACTTTCAGAATCAAAATTCTTTGCGTCTTGGAAGAAAGATGTTGTTTCATTAAACCCAAAATCATCATCTGCATCAGCAGTAAATGGTTTTGGTGCAACTGTGTATCGTTGCTCTCTTTTAGGTGCATTATCTTGAATATCTGTATACTGGTCAACTTGTACTGTCTTAATAACTTTCTGTGAAGTAACTGGGCCATATAAGTAAAACTTAGTTGTAAATGCTAAAGTGTAAATGATTGCTCGTCTTTCACCATACTCACCACGATAGTTGTCCTCATATGAAACACTATTTAAAATAATAGGAACATCTCTTGCTATTCCCATATCTGTCATATCTTTAATTGTAAGAGTATAATCTGGCTGAAAGTATGGTAATATTTGTTCAACAACTTGTAATGCATCATCAGACTGCTTTGCCATTGCATACAATTCAATATCTAAATTATATGGAACAGGCATATACTGAGAATCTAATTTATTAGACGCTGATGATGAACTTTTTACTTTTTTAAATCTTTGCACACGATTCAATTTTCTTGATGGGTCATATGTAAGATTTTGTATTTCAAATCCTAATCTTGGTAAAGTGATTGCAACTTTAGTATCAAGGCTTGCATCTGCATCTAATCTTGTTAGCCATTTTTGCCTTGGCCCATACGCAAGTGGCACTTTCATAGTTTGAATAATATTTCCACTATTATTTTTACGAACCAAATGTATATTGTTAAATAAAGTACCAAATGCAACAATAACATTTCGCATGGTTTCATGGTAGAACTGCTGCCCTAACATAATATCATCTCCTTTTTCTTCATAGCATATCTCTCACGCCTTTATGTTCCTCCAGCATCACCAAATGGGTTACTCTCTGAAAAGTCTAAAACATTATCGTCTAGTTGGTCAAAGAGTTCATTTTGTGCCGTTTTATCTATATTTGATGTGTCTGTACTGCTACCACCTACTATATATGTTTCTTGTAAGAGGTATGCATCATTACCGCTATCAGCTGCGTTTTCAAGTAATATGTTTATACCAACTGAAGTTTCATCATCTTCACCAATGACATTATCACCAGCGTTTGATCCAGTTCCATCAGTTCCATCAAGTAATAGTAATCCATCTTCGTTTGCAGCGTGCAATATTCTAATGTTTTCATTAACTGCACTTGATTGCTCTAATGTAAACTGATGCTCACCAACATCAGTTGTAAGTGTTGCTTCAATGTTATCAACCTCTGTGATACCAGTATCAATTCTTTCCTGACTGTATTCAAACTGCTGGCATCTAAGTTTATAAACAGGATTGTTGTCAAGTTGATGAAATGGTTGATCGTGGTCAACAAAATTAACTTGAAACATTTTGTTTAATATTGGGTGATAAACTAAATCTCCCTCTTGTGGCCTATCTGCATCAGTTGTTGCAGTATCCATAATTAAATAAAACTCACTACCACTTTCCTCTGATAATATAAAAGATGTATTATCATCTTCTAACATAATATTATCTCCAGCATTACTTGATGAAATGTCTGTTCCATTCATTGTAATAAATCTTTGTGTAACTGTTTCAAGTCTTGATGAATTTGAATTTTGGTTTATTGAGCCAGCTTCAAGCTGTATTGAGCCACCAGTGGTATCTGTTCCATCTTCAAGAGTAATTTGACTATCCATCTCTTGAAATCTTTGCTTACTTACGACAAAAGTAATTTCATTTCTATTCTCTAAACCAAACTGGCTCATAATTTCTTTTTCACCAGCATATCCACCCTCTGCATCTTCTACATACATTTCTATTGGATGTTGCGTAGTAAATTTAGAAATTGCGTCCTCACCAAGTATGGTATCTATTGCAACAGTTGTTCTGTCAACAT